AATACTTTTTTAATACTTTTTTAATAAAAAATAAAGAAAAATAATAAAAAAAGGGGGGATTTTTCAACAGAATTGTGTAAAACTATTCGATGATATATTATAAGCGAACAAAAAGCGAACATAGATAATAGAATGCTTTAAGGGCATTTTAAAAAATGCGACGGGGCAGAGACCCCAGACCATATATCATATTCATTCAGCTACGCTGAACGACTTTTTTGGAGTGAATGGGGGGGGTATTACCCTAGCGTATAAATTATAGCTGACATAAAATAAAATAATAGCTAGTGGCAGTGGCATACAAGGTCAAGCAAGGAGTTAACAAATATATAAAATAAAATTTACTTTACTGTAAAAGAAGTTATAAAAATGTTATAATATATATATGAAGAACCAACTTGCGAAAACTAATATGCCGACTGATGACCAAATCCAGACCTATGCTGAGCTGGTGCTTTCTGGTGATTTACAACCAGAGCAGTGTTTTAAACAAGCCTTTGGCTTTGTCCCCACGGTCGAACAGCTCAGAGAAGTTGAGGCGAATGCCAAGTATCGTGAGCGAATTGATAGCGTGCTACTAATGCTCCAAGCCAGAATGCGAGCTAACTCAATCTCCCTCGCTGACCAAGCTGTGATTGCGGTTGCTAAATCACTTCAGCATACTGAGAAGTTAATTGATAACTTACTCCAAGACCCCAATATGAAAATTAGTCATTATGTGGCTTTGGTCAATACACAAATCAAGACTTTCCAGTCTGTAAAAGAAGCACTGGCGAAAGCTGAATTAGCACTCAACCAGCAGAATGATGATGACAAAGATATGTGGGATGAAATCTTTAATTCATAGCCCTAATTAACAACAAGAAAGGAACTAATTATGGATACAAATATAATCGCAATCACTTGTAATTGTGGCAATGCTAAGTATTATCTAGAACGGAAAGTCCAACTGCTACTGGAAGAGTATCAAAAGCGCGAATTTCCAGATATTACACCACCTAGTTTTTATCGTTTGTATTGGGAACATAAACGGATTTACGAGCTACGCCAAAACCCAAAGCTCCAAGAGCTTGCCGATAAATGTAAGGTTCTCGACTATCTACAAAGACCGAACGCTGGTTCAGATAAGGTGTTTATCTTTCCAGAAATTGGTAAACATATTATTATGACCCAAGATATTGAAACAATCCTAACCACGAAACCAAAAGAAATGGCATACCTCTTTGAGCAAGCAGAACCAATTGAATAATCTAATTGAAAGGAATTCTAATTGTATGAAACAAGATTTTACACTTGATAAACTAAAAGAGCTAACAGATAAAGTAATTGAACCTTATCTGGTGTCGATTGAGCAAGCACTGGGGTCACCACTTAGTCAAAACCTTACAAGAGAACAGCAAGCTCAAATGGTTCAACAGATGTTCACTCGTTCATTACGATTGGTTAATTTTGCGTTCTTTAAAGAGGTTAATAGCTATGTTGATACTCTTGTTCAAGCTGATGTTGAGAAAGAAAAGAAAGCACAAGCTAAAAAAGAAAAAGCAACAATCTCAGCCACCCCTAAAAAAGCAAACCCAAATCATAAGATGACACTTAAAGAGCTTCGAGAGCGTCGAGCGAAGCACGGCGAAGCAGAATTAAGGGAGCGTCGTGCTAAACAGTTAAACAATAACGAACAGAAAGATTAAGCATTATGGCTAAGCTGGTTAAGAATACCATACGGCGACCACCGCTCACTAAGGAAGAAACGCTGAGAGCATTAAGTGATTTTGGATACTTCTGTGAAAGGTGTTTGAGTATTTATGATAAGAATGGTAAGATTGTGCCGCTGCGTTTGAATAAAGCCCAGACAATCTTTGCTAATCTGCTCTTGAAGTATATCTTTGCTCCAAAACCTAGACCAATTACCTTGGTGATTTTGAAAGCACGGCAAATGGGATATACCACCGTGCTTTTAGCCTTGGAGTTGTATATCTTGATTAAGTTTAATAATAAAGAATATGCTTCTTTAAATATGAAACACTTCCTCCACCTTGGTAGTATTGTGGAAGAAATCACCAGTGATAAGATGTTGCCAATGATTGAAATGCTTCACCCTACTTTCTTTGGGGATTTTCAGTTTAATAAGAGCGAACGCAAGATTAGATGTATCGGATTTAAGGGACAGAAACGCAATAATACAGTGCGGTATCACACAGCGATGAGTGGTGAGAGTGGTCGAGGTGGAACGGCACAGGCGATTATCCTCGATGAGGTAGCGTTTTATAAGAATGTGGGGGTTATTGAGAAAGGTGCGGTGTCTTCGGTTCCGAATAATGGGCTATCGATGTTGGTGTATGTTTCCACTGCTAATGGGATTAACGAGTTTTATGACCGTGTGGTGGAGGCACAGAATAACCCAGAAATGGAGTTTTTGTTCCTACCTTGGTTTCTGATGGAGGAGTATATTGCGAAACCCTCCCCTAACTTCAAAGAAACCTTGACTAAGTATGAGCAAGAAATCTTGAAAGAAATGGAAAAATGGGAAATCCCAGAACACTTACGCTTACCTAAACTGGCGTGGTATCGCAACCATTTGATAACGAAGAAAGGGAATGACTTATCAGCAATGCGACAAGAGTTTCCAAGCAACTGGCAAGAGCCGTTTGTTTCCAGCGATAGCCCAGTCTTCTCAACATCGCTGCTACTGGAAGAAATGAAGAAAGAAAAGATTGAACCAATCGGTTATGCGACTTACACCCCAGAGGGGAAGATTGTGAATGGTAATGAATGGGACATTGCGATTTATAATAAGCCAATCCTTGGTCGAAAATATGAAATGGTGATTGACCCAGCGTTTGGTGGGGAAGAAGCCGACAATACCTCGGTGCGAGTATTAGATAAAATCACGCTCGAAGACCAAGCTGTATATGTATCGAAGAATGAACCAGAGGATATAGCTGAGCTGGCTTACGCTTTGGGCAAGTATTACAATACAGCACGGATAAATGTTGAGAATAACCGAGGGGAGCTGTTGATAACTTTGCTCCGTAATCGTGGTTATAGTAATTTCTACTTCGATGCGAAACGATATAATCGCAACAATCCATACAAGGCGGTTGGCACGAAGATGACTGTTTCAAGTAAAGCCAAGGGGATTGAACGCTTGAAGAGTTTAATGAATTTGGGTAAGTATATGCCGAAAGATGAAGAAACGCTCCAAGAGTTGCTCCACTTTAATTATGTTGGTAAAGGTGGCAGCCGTAAAGCCCAAGCTTGTGGTAATAAGCCAGATGGCACACCTTACCACGATGACCTTGTAATGGGGCTAGTCAACTGGGCTTTGACCTTGCCAGATAATCTGTTCAAAAACATCGAGAAATAGTATGTCTTTCAGACCCCACCGTTGATGGTAATATTCTTTTAAAAATAGTATAATATAAGTAGGACAGTTTTAATGTTCTACGCGTATAATATTAAAATAAAAAGGAATACTTAAGTAATGACTTACATAGACCCAAATGCGGAATATGGTTATGTGCTTCAATGGATTGAAGAAAGTAAGCGTGCTTTGCTCCCACGAATTAAGCAAGCAAGCCGTAATCAATCAGCATATAATCATATTCCTAGTCGAAATACTTATCGAGATTTGGCTCAAAAGTTCGATGTCAAACAAGCACTCCAAAGGGGTGTTTCGCAAGAAACGATTGACAGTATCAAGTGTGCTGGTGAGTTAATCCCAGACGGTAAAAATGATATTGTCTTTAAAACGGTTGAAACTAATGTCAACCAGCTTTCTGGTGGGATTGGACAATTTGAAATGCAAATCCTAGATAAGACCCAAGTGTTGGATACGAATCTGGAACAGATGTTAGCACTGGCTGATGAACAGATTTATTATATGTATGGCTTGGATAAGCTCCGAGATACATCAGTTCGAGAGTTGATGTTGTATGGTGCGACATACTACTATCCAACATTTAATAAAGAGACCAAGGATATTGAAGTCGAATTGATTTCGCTCAGCAATATTATTCTTGACCCAATTCGTTATCGCCGAACATCACCACGCTACATTGGTTTTCATAAAATGATTTCGTGGCAAGACCTTGAAAAAGAGGTTGAGTTTAAGCGTGGCTTTATGAAAACAATCAATGACGCTCAACTTCAAGCTAAAAATATTCAGGACTTAATGAATAATCCGAATATTAAGAGTAGTATGTTCAATGAGCAAGAAGTTCGCAGTATGAACCAGATTATTAGCAGTTGTTATACTGGTGAGAAATATACTTCGAATGCTTTCACCCCAGAGGGTAAAGCTAAACAGAAATATCAAGGTGAAGATGTTGAGATTAGCTACATCTGGGACTTGACTACTGGTGATAGATTTACCGTAGTGAACCGTAAATTTATCATTGATAAAATTGAGAAAGACCTCGAAGTTGCCACTAAGGTGGAAACCGAAACGGCTTATGAAGTAATTCCTACTGAATTGCTTAAACGGATTAAATCACCAATCATTGAAATTCCGTATAAGATTGTGCCAAATTATCCATACCCAATTACCCCACTGGATATGTATATGGACGACTTCGATGAACTCTGTTCGATTATGAGTTTGAAGAAACATAATGAGAGCATTGCTGGAACAATGACCCCATATGGTTCGGAATATGACTTAGCACTACTTACAACCAGTGCGAACATTTCTGGTGTAGGTGTTTCTGGAATGGACGGCACAGTTGGTTTCTTGAACAAACAATATGACCCATCATTCCTTGATAGCCGTATTCAAGAGCGAGAGCAACGCATTAAAGAGGCAATGAACGCTTACTCCCAGATTGATATGGCAATGATGATTGGCGACCGAGCTAGTGCTAAAGAAGTTTCAGCCAACCAAGGAGCAGTGGCTTCTGGACACAATGCTTTAATTCATAACTTGGAAATCGGCTTCTCTGAAATTATCCGAGTAGTAAATCTGTTATTGGTTAAATACAACAGTGATAAAACGATTAAAGTTCAGATTGACGGAGAACTCGAAACTGTGCCAGTTGAGAAATTAGCATTGGACGCTATACTAAATGTTCGCTTGAAATCAGAGATTGAACAAGAACGCCAGCAGAAAGCCTTAATGGCGAGCCAGCTACTCAACATCGGTGTGAATAACCAATACATCAATCAAGAAGTGTTTGTGCCGAAGATGTTGTCAATTGCCTTTGGTAATTTGTTCACACGAGCTGAGATTAAGAGTATGATAACAATGCCAGTCAATCAACAAGCACTGGATACAGCTCAATTACAAGCCCAGAACCACGCTAAGGAATTACAGCTTGAACAAGATGTGGTTAGCCAATATCCAAACGAGCGAATTAGCAATATGTTGAATGCTTATATGACCCCAGAAGATGTGGCTCAATTCCAAGCTGAAAATCAGCAAATGGCGGAAAGCGGTCAGACCGCACCAACTACTGATGATTATTTGAACTATTTGAATGGTGATATGACCCAAGCCGAGGCTCAAAATAATCCATATGACATTACTGGTGGCAGTATGGAGCAACAAGTTCCAGAATATAAACAAGACCCAGCGACCGTCGATAATAGTAATGAAACGAAAATCTTGAAGAATATTGGCGATGAGGCAGTTCCTAATACACAAGGGTTAGACCCAGCCAGTGCTGGTTCAATAACGAATGGAGATATGAATGTATAACGATGAAATGTTGAGAGCGTTGCGAGCAGGCAACACTGATAAAGAAATCTTGAATTGGTTAGTTAATGAAGTAGTTAATCATACAACATCTGCTCAAACCGCACTTTCAGCTGGAAAGACCGAGCTTGCGTTAAGTAAGCTTGGTCAAATCACCACCAGTGTAAAAAATCTTCAAACAATGGTTCGTGGTTTGAATGACGGATTTAAAATGGATAGAAAGGAAGATAAATAATGGCTAAGTGTGTTAATGAAGAATGTTTAAAACGACAGCAATGTGAATGTGTCGAGCCACAAAAAACACCAGTCTTTGATGTTAAAAGCGGTAGCGAGCTAATCACCGTTGACCAATCAACTGGCACGACAGCAGTTATCTCAGATACACCAAAATTAGCACGAGCAGTTGAAAAGATTGAAACCTTTGATACTGAAACAACTGCTAATGATATTCGAAAAATCAAAAGTGATAACCTCAGCCGAGATGAAATGTTAGCACTTCATCAAGAGGGTATTCAACGATTGTTCCGTGATAAGGTCGGCAAGATAGCTGGTAAAGGACTAAGCTCAAACGACTTTACTAATGAAGATAAAGCTAAGTTGGAAGATATTGAATTTAATGCTCAACGCAACCGTGTGAATAGTGTTAACGGTTTAGAGGGCGATGTTCAGATTACTCTAACTGGTTTAGGCTTTAATGAGAATAATTTTCTCAAACCAAACCAAACTTATAGCAAGGAAGAAATCAATCGTTTGATTGATAATGTAAATACTTCCCGCTTTAAAGGTGTTTATCAAACTCTTCAAGAAGTTCCAAAGCCTTACGACGGCAACAGTATGTATTTAGTTGGAGCGAGCGAGCCTTATGCTATCTATGCTCTAATTAGCGACCGATTACAAAAGATTGGTGCGACAAATACTGACCTATCTGGTTATGTTTTGAAAGCTGATTATGACCGTGAGAAAGATACTTTTGTTCGTAAAGAAAATGGTAAAGGTCTATCAAGTAATGACTTCACAACCGCTTTAAAGAATAAGCTTGAAACACTCCGAATGGGAACTGACGGTGCGAATGGTAAATCAGCTTATGAGATTGCTCGTGAAAGTGGCTTTACTGGCACGAAAGAAGAATGGCTTGAAAGCCTTAAAGGACAAAAAGGTGATAAGGGTGAAAATGGTCAAAACGGTCAAAATGGTGTGCAAGGTATCCAAGGTGTTGGTATCAAGAATATCGAACTCGCAAATAACTATGGATTAAGGATTACTCTAACCAATAATCAAGTTTTTGAAACGGCTTCGGTGAGAGGTGAACGAGGTGAGCGTGGTGAAAGAGGTGATAATGCTTCTGCTCCTACTTATAACGATACAGAGCTAAGAAATAAGATTACAGCTCTAGAAAATGGTAAAGCTGATAAAACAGCTATTCCAACACTTCCAGCTGGTATTTTAACTGAGAGTAATTTGAACTCGAAAGCTCGAACTCTTTCTGGACTAACAATTACACCAGGCAATGGCTCTGGTTCAGCCAGTCTATATCTCGATTACCCAGGCGGGAAAAAATACGAGTTCTTCTCGGATGGTAATGGTGCGTTCGGTGTTTGGAATAAAACTGACAACCAGAATGCTTTCCGCATTGACAACAACAATACAACTTTCTATAAAAACTTGAATGTTAATAATCTACGAGTAGCTAATGTCCCAGACCCAACTCAACCGCAAGATGTAGCTAACAAGCGTTGGGTGGAAAGTCAAATCAATAGCGTGCGACCAAATGTTAATAAAGATTATGTGGATAATAAATATCAAGGCTTGGCGGCTTCAGTTGACGCAAATACTAATGGTGTTCGAGATTTAAAAACAAAAGTTGACGCAAATACTAAGAAATTAGCGAACTTCAATTCGGATACGATTGCTTATTCGTTCGGTGTCGGTTGGGGTCAAAATATAAATGTGTTCAAGATTGGTCAAGTTGTATATTGGCATACAGTTTATGTCGGCAATCGTGGAACTGGCACAATGAGCGGAATAATTCCAGAAAAATATCGCCCAGCATATGAAACATCACTCTCTATTACACTAATCAATAATTATGCAAATGTTGGTAATGGCGTGTTTAAATTCTTCCCAAATGGTGATGTCCAATACGCTGGAACAACTGGATATAATGAATATCACGGCTCTGGAGCATATATCTCTAATAGTTTATAAAATAAAAAGAAAGGAAAAATAAAATGGCAATATCAAAAATGATTTATGATGAACGAAGTGTTCCAATGTCTTGGCACGAGGTTGAAAGCTACCAAATTGTTTTCGGACAAGAAAAAGGAACAGCTATGGTAGCGAGTTATTCAAGCTCCTTACCACGGCAAAAGGAGCTAAAAGCTAAGGCAGAGGGCAGTGGTTCGGCGGATTTTAGTATCAAGCGTATCTCTGTTTCAGTAGCTCTGACTGGCGATATGACACTTGCTAATGTCGAGCGAGCGTTGCTCCAAACCGAATATTTTAACGGTGGCGAACGACAAGTTTATAGTGCAGAAGCTGGTCGAGGAATTAAAGTAGAATAAAACAAAAGCACCTTGAAATATAGGTGCTTTTTTATGATATAATAGTAGTAGGAACTCAGTATAGAAAAGAGGTGATTAAAATGATTTATATTGAGCCACCAGCACATTTGAACTCTTGTCCAGCTCGTAAAGTTTTACTTGAAAGGTCAATGCTAGTCGAAAAACATAAATTTGGAATTAGAAAATTCATTTTACAGAAAAATCAAAGATTTTTAGTCCGTGGCGTTAAAGCTGACGATAATGATGTTTGGTATGTTGCTAACAAGGACGCAATTAGGTTTGCTCAAATTGAAGTTTTCAAAGAACATTGGAAGAGATGGGAACTACGAATTTGGACTTTTGATTAAAAGAGATATTATATCTCTTTTTTTATTTATATGGTATAATTGAATTAGGGGAGAAAATTTTTATCATCTTCGCAGTTTTTAAGACTTTTTATTGCTTTTCGCACTAACGAAAATTTTCATTTCATTTGGTTTTGAGTTAAACGCTCCTTTAATGTTAATTCGTTTTTCTTCCCCCTAGTGTTTGCAACGGTGGTCGAGTGGCTTAGACAAAGGTCTGCAAAACCTTTTACAGTGGTTCAATTCCACTCCGTTGCTCCACAAGCTTTAAGAGTAAACCTTTTAAAAGTTGTTAGTTTGTTTATTTTATCGGAAAAATAGTCCTGAAATATGGACTGTTTTTTTTAGATGTTTTATAATAGATATAGAGAGGAAT